AATTTTGGGCTTACACAAAATCGCTAAAGTATTGGGTAAACAGAATAAACGAAATACCTGCTAATTTAGTTCTGACTGCATCTGCAGGAGGTAGAAACGATGAACTGATTGATCAGTATAAACTAAAGCACGTTCAGGTAGTAAAAGACGAAACGTTAGCGCCTGCTGAATTAGTAGATACCAACGATGATTTGGCAAGGATTCCAGAACTAAACTTTTATTTAATAGATAACTTTAAAAAGTAAACAAAATGGGAAGACCAAGAAAAGCAAAAGGACTAGGCGATACGGTTGAAAATGTACTAGAGGCAACCGGTATTGCAGCAGTAGTTAAATTTATTGCAGGAGATGACTGCGGATGCAATGAACGTAAGGAGAAACTAAATAAGCGATTCCCTTATTTCAACTGCCTAACGGAAGACGAATATAACTACCTAACGGAATTGGATATCAATAAAAAGTATAGCCTAACGCCAACAGAGCAGGCAGCTATCCTTTCAATGTATCAGCGCGTTTTTAACAAAAGAAAATCTCCTACAACCTGCCCGAGCTGCTGGATAGAAATAATGAACGACCTGAAAGAAGTTTACAACTCTTACGAAGGATGAAGCTAATAAAACACGGCCGAAATGTCCACGAATTAAATTTTGATTCTAAGGATGTTAAAATTGCTTTCCTAAGTGACATACATTGGGATAACCCTAAATGCGATCAGGAGCTCTTAAAACAGCATCTAGACTATTGTTTAAAGCACGATATCAAAGTTTTTTTAAACGGAGATACCTTTTGCTTAATGCAGGGGCGCGGAGACAATCGCCGCAATAAGTCGGACATTAGACCAGAACATAACAACGCGCGCTATTTGGATTCAGTTGTAGAAACGGCCGTAGAATGGTTTGCGCCTTACGCTAGCATCTTGACTGTAATCGGTTACGGAAACCACGAGACAGGTATCATTAAATGGCAGGAAACGGACGTACTGATGCGCTTTGTTGATTTACTTAACTATAAATGTAAGTCGAATGTAATGACAGGTGGCTATGGTGGTTGGTTGATCATTAGGAATCATTTAGCAAACACGAACTTAACTACCAAAGTAAAATATTACCACGGATCAGGAGGTGGCGGAGTAGTTACAAAAGGCGCTTTAAACCTAACGCGAGCTATTGAAATGTATGAGGACTTTGATGTATTTACTATGGGGCATATTCACGAGAATGCCGCGCGTAATGACGTTAGGGAAATGGTTAAACATAGCACCAAAAGCGGATATTCAAGCGCTCAGAGATATTTGCATATGATGCTAACCGGAACCTACAAAGAGGAGTACGGAGATGGCGATCACGGCTGGCACGTTGAACGCGGAGCGCCTGCAAAACCTTTAGGCGGTAGGTTGCTTACAATCAAAATGGTACGCAGACAAAAAGACGGAGTAAACCAATATTATAACAAAGTAGATTCACACCAATTCAATATATAATGCAAGCACCAAAGTTATTACCAAAGGAGCAGGCCGGAGAATTTGTACAAAGGTGCATAATGGATCCGGTAATGGTACGCGAATACCCAAACATAGACCAAAGAGTAGCAGTTTGTAAAAACCAAATAACAGAAAATGCAAGTCAACAAAGTAAAAATTACAGAGGTAAAAAATAACCCGAAGAACCCACGACTAATCAAAGACGATAAATTTCGTAAGTTAGTTAAATCAATACAGGAGTTTCCGCAGATGCTAGAACTACGTCCTATCGTAGTAGATGAGAACAATATTGTGTTAGGCGGGAATATGCGTTTAAAGGCCTGTAAAGAAGCAGGATTGAAAGAAGTGTATATTGTAAAGGCTGAGAACCTAACTGAGCAACAGAAAGACGAATTTATTGTAAAAGATAACGTAGGCTTTGGAGAATGGGATTGGGACATGCTAGCAAACGAATGGAATGATAAGGATTTAAAGGATTGGGGTTTGAATATTCCCGTAGTAATAGACGAATTAAAATTAGACCAAACAGAAATAGACAATAACAAACCTGCATCTTTAAAAATTACATTTAAAAATGTTGAAAAATTACAGGAAGCTGAAAACGATATACAGGAACTAATTGATAGAAAATATCAAGGAGCAACCTACAAGCTACATATACCAAAATAATTAGAATAAAATTAGAACAATGGCAAACGAAGAGAATTTAATACCTGCTAAAAAAGGTGAGGTTAGAAATCCTAATGGCAGGCCTAAAGGTGCAAAGAACCGCAGCACAATAGCTCGCAAATGGTTAGAAGTTAACCAATCGCTAAAGAACCCGTTAACAGGAGATCAGGAAACGATGAGCCAAGAAGATCTAATGACTTTGGCTTTGATAAAGAAAGCACGCGAAGGAGATGTTGCAGCTTACAAGGCTTTGATGGATTCAGGATACGGAGCACCTATTCAGCAGGTAGAACAAACAATATTAGAGCAACCACTATTCCCAGATGTTCAAACGGACAACCTCGATCAACAAGATTCTTGATCTTAAAAAACGGATTAAGATTATACAGGGAGGAACTTCAGCAGGCAAGACCTTCGGAATCCTGCCGATATTAATTGATAGAGCCGTAAAGATTCCTAACTTAGAGATCAGCGTTGTCTCGGAAAGTATCCCGCATTTAAAACGCGGAGCATTAAAGGACTTTATAAAAATCATGCGCTGGACTAATCGCTATTCAGATGATCAGTTCAATAAATCAGATCGCATCTATAAATTTAAGAACGGAAGTTATATTGAGTTTTTCTCTGCAGATGATTCCAGTAAGCTAAGAGGAGCGCGAAGGGATATCCTGTATATAAACGAGTGCAATAACGTAACGTTTGAAAGTTACAACGAGCTTGCTATCCGTACAAACAAAGAAGTTTATTTAGACTTTAATCCGGCAAATGAGTTTTGGGTACACAAGGAACTAAAAAACGAACAGGATGCGGACTTTATAATCTTAACGTACAAGGATAACGAAGCCTTAGATAATAATATTGTTCAGCAGATAGAAAAGAACCGCGATAAAGCAGCGACAAGTAACTACTGGGCCAATTGGTGGCGCGTTTACGGATTAGGAGAAGTCGGATCCTTAGAAGGCGTCATATTTGAGAACTGGAAGGAGATTGATAAGATACCGGAAGAGGCGAGATTGATCGGGATAGGGCTTGACTTTGGATACACGAATGACCCAACGGCAGCGATAGAAATCTACAACTGTAATGGCAAGCGAATAGTAAACGAATTAGTTTACCAGACCGGCATGTTAAATTCAGATATTGCAAAGAGGCTTCCTGCAGGCGTTACCATTTACGCGGATAGCTCAGAGCCAAAATCTATTGATGAGATCCGGAGATATGGAAAGATGATCAAAGGAGCAACCAAAGGTAAGGATTCGATTAAGTACGGAATTGATGTAATGCAGCAGCAAGATTATTTTGTAACTAAGCAAAGTACAAACCTGATCAAAGAGTTGAGGGCTTACTGTTGGGATAGAACAAAAGACGGAACCAAAACAAACAACCCTATTGATGGATATAATCACGCTATTGATGCGCTGAGATACCATGAGATGGAAACCTTAGGCCTAAGAAAGAACGCGGGCAATTACAACATTAGATAATGTCAGAAGATTACACCAGAGCGATGTGCGTGTACGTTGAGATGTACATACACCAGCGTACAGGAAGACGGATTAAAATAATCTTCAACGATGCAGCAAGATTACGAACACATTTAGTAATGCTAAGAGAAGCGTATAATCACGCGCAACAACAATTAAAAAAGTAAGTTATATGAGTATGGAATTACAATTGAGCGTACCTACGTCATTAAATGAAATCAGCCTAAAAAACTATCAAAGTTTTATTGCTATGCAAGAAGCCAGCAATGACGAAGAGTTTATTGCTCAGAAGATGATTGAGATATTTTGCAACGTAACGCTGAAGGATATCGTAAAGATTAAACTCAGTTCGTTAAATGAGTTGATAGCGCACTTTGCTACGTTATTTGCAGAGCAGCCAAAATTCACAAATACTTTCAAAATTGGTGACACAGAGTTCGGATTTATTCCGGAGCTGGAAGAGATTACTTACGGCGAGTATGTGGATCTTGAATCCAGTTTAGGCAACTGGCAAACTTTCCACAAAGCGATGGCAGTAATGTACAGGCCGATCAAAAGACGGATTAAAGATAAATACGACATACAGGAATATCAAGCTAACAAGGATATGCAGGAGTTAATGAAGTACGCTCCTATGGATGTTTGCTTATCTGCATCGCTTTTTTTTTGGAATTTAGGAAACGAATTACTGCCAGTTATCCTGAATTATATGGAGAAGGAAATGACGAAGAATCCGGAAGCCTTGATGACTTTTCAGAAACAGCTCAATTTGCAAAACAATGGGGATGGTATCAATCACTTTATGCGCTCGCTAAAGGAGACGTTGGAAGATTCGATGAAATTACCAAACTCAGACTTACTAAATGTCTCACGTTTCTCACGTTTGAAAAACAGAAAGGCGAAATTGAAAAACGACAACTTGACAGACAATTAAGACGATGAATTATTTTACAACCGTAGATACATTAAGAGCGCACTTTGCTGCAGATCCCATAGTTAACGAAGTAACTCAAGGAGATATCTTTTCTGTTGATCTCAACAAGAAAACTATTTTTCCGTTAGTTCACATTATTGTTAACCAAAGCACGGCTGAGGAGTTTGTGATCAGGTACAATATTACTATTATGGCGATGGATATTGTTGACTTTAGCAAGTCCGAAACTACGGATCAGTTCTATGGTATGGATAACGAAATTGATGCGCTTAATTCGATGCATGACGTATTGATCAGAGCGTACAAGTTAATGAAGGCCGGAAGTATTTGGGATTCAAAAGTGCAGATTGAAGATTCAGCTAACTTGGAACCATTCGCGGAAAGATTCGAGAATAACCTCGCAGGTTGGGCAATGACATTTGATATTGTAGTGCCTAATGAAATGACTATCTGCTGATGCAAAAGACGGAAGTACAGAAGGAGCTGGAGAAATTCCGCAACTATGTAATTAGCCAGTCTAAAGCAAACCTCACGCGCCAAAAAAAGAAAGCGTCAAGCGTATTATATAACTCTTTAAAGGGAGTTGTAAAGGTAATGCCGAACTCATTTAGCATTGAGTTCATGATGGAAGATTACGGCGTATTCCAAGACGAAGGAGTAAGAGGAGCAGATCCAAGCAAGGTAAGTAAGAACGCAAAGATTAAAGGCCAGCAGGCACCAAATAGCAGGTATCATTTTGGATCAGGAACTCATGCAGGAACTTGGGACAAATTTACGGCGAGCTTAGAGAAGTGGGCTAAGAAAAAAAACATAAGGCTCAGAGATGAAAACGGCAAGTATAAAAAGGGAAGTTATAAAACGATTTCTCATATAATCGCCAAGAACATTTACGCCAGAGGATTAAAGCCAAGTTTATTTTTTACTAAACCTTTTGAAGCTGCGTTTAAACGACTTCCGGAGGAGCTTGTAGAAAAATACGGATTAGATGCTATAAAACTATTCAACCAACAAACAGAAAAGATCTTAAAAAATGGCTAACATAAACGCAAGGAGTCCATACATCGTAACGATAAACGAGGCTTCACAAATAGAAACCAAATTAGAAATCTTCCTTTGGAACGGAACAGGCTCAATGCCTGCATCACCTTCTAACACGCTTTCTAAGCTTATTCCGTCTTCAAATAACCCTGCAACCTACTACGATGTTTCTCCGTTCATTAGAGAGTATATTTCACACGCTGCACTTCAGACCATCACAACCACGATTACCGCAACACCGAGTGCGCAATGGTGCAACGTAGGCTTAAAGTTGTACAAGAAAATCAGCACGTCATTTATTCAGGTAGGCTCAACGCAAACTCACTTTGGTTTGGATGGCTACGGCTTCTATTCGGACGGCTCGAATCCTGCTTTGGGTAACTACCTTTTGAATGAATCATCTTATACATACAACTACGATTTATCAGGTGAGTACGGATGGCTCACGCTTTACACTGGCAGCGGAAACTCGGTCAAATACACGAACCTATCAACAGGTGCAACTCAAACTACAGGATTAACAAACAACGTGTGGCGAGATGTGCCGAGAGTTTACGCACCATATGCGGCAGTTGGCAACAAGTTAGAAATCATCACAGGAGCAGGCGCAGTTTTGTATACGGCTACTTTTGTACCTAAAGAAGAGTGCAAGTACACACCTGTTCAGATTGACTTTGTTAATAAGTTTGGAGCGTGGCAGCCAGAGTGGTTTTTCAAAGCAAGTTACAACGGCTTGAGTGTTGAAAACACGGAGTACAATTTGATGCCTAACACTTATCCTTCATACAATCAAAAAGAAGGTCAGAGAAAAGTCTTCAACGCTAACGGAAAGGAAACCATCCGAGTAAATACCGATTGGGTATCCGAGAGCTTCAACGAAGTAATCAAACAAATAATGTTAAGCGAGCGCATTTTATTAGACGGCTCACCTGCTAAGCTCAATACAAAGTCCATGGATCTTAAAAAGTCAATCAATACCAAGCTGATCAGCTACGAAATGGAATTTGAGTACGCATTTGATACAATAAATTCAGTAGTATAATGAAGAAAAGCGTACAGATATATATCGAAGGCCAGCGCATTGAGTTATTTAATGACGAGAGTATTCAGGTAAGTTCGTCAATTCAAAACGTACAGGATTTATCTAAAACATATACGGACGTCTCGCAGGGCTTCACGGTACCGGCCAGCTCGCATAACAACGCAATCTTTGAACATTGGTATCAGTCAGATGTCAACGCAACTACTGATCCGAATCTGCGCAAAGACGGAATCATTGAAATAGATTTAGCCACATTTAGAAAGGGAAAGATTCAACTTGACGGCGCAGTAATTACCAACGGCAAACCATCGGCATACAAAATCACTTTCTACGGAGAAGGGGTAACGCTTAAAGATTTATTTGGAGAGGACTTACTTTCTGATTTGGACTATACGGCATATTCTCACAATTTTACTTCTGCTGAAGTTATAGACCGCATTGAGGACGCTGCTAACACCTACGATGTAAAGTATCCGCTCATCACTTCAAATCGCATTTGGGAGTATCAGAGTACACCTGTAAACGTACCTTTTCCAAATTGGCTTGTCAACGTCTTAACGCAAAACGATATTCACGTAAATTCAGGTGCGATAACAAAAGACGAACTATTCCCTGCGTTGAGAGTAACAAAGATTCTTGAGTCTATTGAGGCAAAATACGGAATCACATTCAACGGAACATTCTTAACGGATGACCGCTTTACAAAATTGTTTTTGTGGTTTAAGGGCAAGGAGACGCTTGTCAAAACTTCATACGGCTATAGCTTAACATCAAGTTCAGTAGTGCCTACGTTCACAAACTACGACCTTACATCAACTTACACATCAGCTACAAATACAATTCACTTTCAAGAGTTATCGGGTGTAATTACGCACCGCTTGATTTACAACGTAACCTCAACAACAACATCTGCTGATTACTACATTGATATTTTTCAGAACGGCAATTTGTTCAATACAATTGTAGGCTCAGGTACTGGCAGCTACACTTTGGAAAACCTTACTCAAGTTGTAGGTTTAGACGCTTTGTACACGATTAAAATCCGCACGGCAGGAACTAACACGATAGCATCTAATTTAGTTTATGAGGTTGACTACATTACAACCGGCTCGGTAAACACGGACTATCTTACGGTAACGTATTCGTCTTTGGCTACTGCCTTACAAATTGACCTTTCGGCTAACGCTCCTGCAATGAAGGTAGGTGAGTTTTTAAAGGGAATTATGCTAATGTTCAATATGACCATTTACTCTATCAAGGATGGTGAGTATTGGGTTGAGCCATTAGACGATTGGTATTCTAAAGGTGCAGTTGTTGACATCTCTCAATACACGGACGTAACTTCAATTGAGATGGAGAGAATGCCGCTTTACAAAAAGATTCAATTCAAGTTTCAGGATTCCGAGTGCTTCTTAAACAAGAACTTCTCGCAGACATACAACCGAAACTACGGAGACACGACATACCAGTACAACTATGACGGGGGTGAGTTTACTATCGAAGTTCCTTTCGAGAATTTACTCCAAAGCAAGTATACAGGCACGCACGAAATTCAGTTAGGATATTCTTTGAATGGTGAGTTTTCGCCATACATACCAAAGCCTGTTCTGCTTTATCAGTACGACAACCAAGCAACAAGTTTTAAGATACACAACGATGGCGGTGGACAAGCTACGATTTCAAATTACACTCCTTTCGGGCAAGACCTTGAATTTAATAGCTCAGACATCACGCTGAACTTTGCGCCTGAGACGTCAACGCTCTTAAACACACCGGTACAAAACACGCAGTTTAGTCAATACTATTTCAGCTACCTGTATAACCTGTACAATTTGAAGCAGCGATTGGTCAACGTAAAAACGAATTTACCTACAAGCCTAATCACCAATTTACAACTCAACGACAGGCTAATCATCCGAGATAAGAGATACATCATAAACGAAATGAAATCTAACCTCAACACAGGAGATGTCGATTTTCAGTTGATAATGGATTTTAGACCAATCAAGAACTCAACGATTCCGATTCCTAAAATAGCCACGGCAGGCGGTGACGTTAACTACCCTGTGAACTTACCAAACGGAGCGTATGAAGCTACTTTAGCGAGCGGAGATCCCGACGTAACTTTCTCCGTGAATCCTGTAGAAAGCTCGCAGATTATTCAAATCGGTATTCCTGCGGGAACTACTGGCACGGTGTACACAATTCGAATCACCTACGCAAACACGGACGGAACATCTACCGAAGAATTTTTTAATATAATACAATGATACAACAGATAATAAAAATGCTCCAGTTTGCTGATCACTACGGCATCAGCGAAAACGTAGAAATAGCAAAGGGAAAATATAAACTGCATGCGTCTATAAGAAAGGCGATCAAACAAGCAAAACGCGAACTAATAAATACAAGAAATGGCAGAGGTTAAAACTATAAAAATAAATGTTGAATCAAACGCTAAGACAGTTGCAAAGGACATGCACAGCGTTAGCGATGCAACTAAGGAGGCAACTGCATCTGTAGATAATCTCAATCAGTCAACATCTCAGGTATCCGGTAAGGGCAAAACCTTTTCAGATATTAAAAATGTTGTAACTGGATTAGTACCGCAATTAAAGCAAGCAGAAGGTGGCGTAACATCATTCAGCACGTCTTTAAAGGCCTTAATGGCAAATCCTATAGTTCTAATTCTTACGGTTATTGTTGGCGCGTTAAAATTCATTTATGAAGCCTTCCAGTCAAACGTAAAGATTGGCAAAGAAATCGCGGCGGTTTGGGAAGGTATCAGCGCAGTTGGTACTCAGGTAAAAGATGCGGTATTTGGACTTACAAGAGCTATGGTTTATGCTGCTCAGGCAGTAGCGAAATTTTTAACTTTTGATTTTGATGGTGCTGCCGCCGCAATGAAAAAAGCTAACGGAGAAGCATCTACATCATTTGATCAGTTAACTAAAGCTGCAAACGGAACTACCTTTGCACTTGTAAGGAATTTAGAAAAGCAGCAGCAGGCAAATAACAAGGCTAAAAAAGAGCAGGCAGTACGCGAATCCGAAATAAATAAATTGTTGGTACAATCTCGCGAGATATTAACAGATGAAACTGCCAGCATAAAGGAAAAGAAAAAGGCATTAGAAGAGGTTACTAAAGCCGAAAAAGCGAGCGCTGCAGAAAAGGTAAGAACGGCAGCAGTTGATCTTGATATATTAAAAAGAAAAGCTGCGGCATTAGGTGGGCAAGCTGAGATAAAAATGAAGCAGGAGATCCGAGATGCTACAGTTGCCTTAAATGAAGCCGAAACTGAAAACGCGATGACCGGCATAAAGTTGAATAAGCAACGTAAAATGTTAGCTCGTCAAGAAAAGGAAGATAACAAAGCTGCTGCTGATGCCGCTAAAGAGCGTATGAAGGCAGCTAAGGAAGCCAGAGAAGAAGAGTTAAAAGCTAAGAAGGACACGATTGAAAAAATACGCAAAGCTGAGCAGGATTATGCAGATAGTTTATTAACTGATCAGGAACGCGAAAAGGTAAACGTAAAACGCAAGTATGAGGAGCTTTATGCGGAAGCTAAAAAGTTTGGTTTAGATACTACAAAACTTAAGGAAGCGGAAGCCGGAGAGAATTTAAAGATTGAAGAAAAATACGAAGCTCAGAGATTAAAGATTATAAATGACGCTAACAAAAAAGCGAATGATTTACGCATACAGGCAGAGAATGAATTTCAAGCTCAAATTGAAGCAATAGACGAAGCTAATTTTCAAGCTGGCTTACAAAAGTCAATGACTGAAAACGAGTATGAGGTAGAATTAGTGCGCCAAAAGTACTTTGCTTTAGAAGAGGCAGCGCAAGGAAATGCCGAGCAGTTAGCGGTAATAACAGAAGCTAAAAACAGAGAGCTTGGAGTTATTCAAGATAAGCAGGATAAAAAAGAAAAGGAAGCAGCTAAGGCCGTTGCAGATTATAAAGCCGCGTTGGTAGATCAAGGTCTAAATACTGCATTGCAAGGGGTAAAATTGGTTGCCAGTTTGTTTGAAAAGCAAAAAGGAGTTCAAAAGGCGGCGGTAATTGCAGAAAGTGCTATTGGTATTGCTAAGATGATTATTGCAAATAAGCAGGCTAATATTGCGGCATTAGCTACACCTCAGGCCGTGGCAACAAGTGGAGCAGCAGCAGCTCCTGTAATTGCAATGAACAATATTTCTACGGGAATGGGTATTATTGCCAACCTTGCGGCAACGCGTAAAGCCTTACAAACTTTAGGTGGCGGATCTCCTCCTTCTACAAATGGTACAGGTGGTGGCGGTGGTACCGGAGGTGGAACAATGGCTCCAAACTTTAACGTAGTCGGCAACTCAGGCATGAACCAACTTGCCCAAATTCAGCAAACACCAATGCAGGCTTATGTGGTTTCCGGAGAGGTAACTTCAGCTCAGGCTTTGGATCGCAACAGAATCAAAAATGCAACATTATAACCAATTTTAAGTTTACGCAGTATGGAATTAATCGAACTAATTATAGACGAAAAGAATCCTCATCACGGAATTGATGCGGTAAGCGTGGTTGAGAATCCTGCGATTGAGGAGAACTTTATTGCTTTAAAAAAGCAGCAGGTACAACTTAAAGAGGTTGATCAGGAGAAGCGTATTTTGATGGGCCCAGCTTTGACGCCTAATAAAAAGATTTATCGCAATGACGACAAAACAAAACGCGAATGGGAGATTTTCTTTTCTGAAGATACAGTACGCAAGGCCTCTGAGTTATTTCTAATGAGATCAAACCAGAACAATGCAACGCTGGAGCATGCCAAAGATATCGAAGGAATGTCCGTTGTTGAAAGTTGGATAATTGACAATCCTAAATCGGATAAATCCCAATTATATGGCTTTGATTTGCCAAAGGGAACTTGGATGATCAGCATGAAGGTAAACAATGAGGATATCTGGAAAAAGGTTAAGTCTGGAGAGGTAAAAGGCTTTTCTATTGAAGGATACTTTGCAGATAAATACGAAATGTCAATTCAACAAAACGCTAAAAATGAAATTATTAACCAACTTAAAAACCTACTTAAGTAACATGAAAAAGACACCAAGTAAATCAAGCCCAAAAGGAGGTAAGCGCGGATGCTTATGCGATAACGGAACTTACTCAAAGGATTGCTGCAATGGAGATTTGCAAAACCAAGGCATCGGATCTTTAGTTCAAAACGGAACGCAGATAGTCAACAATACGAATACGACAAGAACTATCGTAGGATAAAAGCGCAACAAATTAAAACAAGTATAGTTAAAGACGTATAAAAGGAAAAAAATGAACGAAAACAAAATTTTAAACAAAGTTCGCGCGTTACTCGGAATGGAAGTAAAACTCGAGCAAATGAAATTAACGGACGGCGTTTCTGTTTTGGAAGCAGACGTATTTGAGGCCGGCAATGAAGTTTTTATTGTTACTGAAGACGAGCAAAAAATTCCTGTGCCAGTTGGTGAGTACGAATTGGAAGACATGCGTATTTTGGTAGTTACTGAAGAAGGCATGATTGCTGAAATTAAAGAAGCAGCAGAAGAAGCTCCGGAAGTAGAGATTGAAATCGAACAACCAGAAGCTGCTCCAGTTGAAGAAGAAATGGCTGCAGAGGTACCGGTAAAGAAAACAGTAGAATCTATCATTAAAGAAACTTTCTTTTCTAAAATGGAAGAACTTGCTGCAGAAAACGAAGCATTAAAAACAGAATTGGCTGCATTGAAAACTGCATCAACTGAGGAAGCAAAAGAAGAAGCTCTGGTTGAGTTAGCTGCTGCAGATGCCGAGCCAAAACCAATTTTACATAATCCTGAGAACGTTCAACCTGTTGAGATGTTCAAATTTGCTTCTAAGAAAAGCAAGTCAACGATGGATCGCATTTTTGAAAAATTAAACAAATAATATTAACTAAATTAAAATTTAAGAAATGGCTACTACCACTTCAATTACTACAACATATGCCGGCGAGTTTAGCGGAAAGTACATCGCTGCTGCATTGTTATCTGCTCCTACCTTAGAAAAAGGCGGATTCACTATCCACCCGAATGTCAAATTTAAGGAGGTAATTCAACGCGTAGCAACAGACGATATCATCAAGAACGCGACTTGCGATTTCGATGCTACTTCTACTGTTACACTTACTGAGCGTATTCTCCAGCCGGAGGAGTTTCAAGTAAATCTTGAATTGTGTAAAAAAACTTTCCACAGTACGTGGCAGGCGGCTGAGATGGGCTTTTCTGCATTCGATGTAATGCCTAAATCTTTCGTGGATTTCTTGATCGGACACGTTTCTGAGAAAGTATCTTCTGCAATGGAGACTACTATCTGGACAGGTGTTAACGCAACTGCAGGTCAATTCGATGGTATCTCTACGCAGATTGCTGCAGATGCCCTTTTACCTTCAGCTCAAGAAGTAACAGGTACTACTGTAACTGCTGCAAACGTTATTACAGAGCTTGGCAAATTGGTCGATGCAATTCCTGCACGCCTTTACGGACACCCAGATCTTAAATTGTATGTTTCTCAAAACATTTACAAAGCATATGTTCGCGCTTTGGGTGGTTTTGGTGCTTCAGGTCTTGGTGCTAATGGTTACGACAACAAAGGCACAAACCAAGTTTTGGGTGATGTATTCTACGATGGTGTTCCTGTATTTATGGCTAATGGTATGGCTGCAAACACGGCTATCGCTACTCCGTCTTCAAACCTTCACTTTGCAACCGGTTTGTTAAACGACATGAACGAAGTTAAAGTTTTGGATATGTCAGATATTGACGGATCTCAAAATGTCCGCGTAATTATGCGTTTCACCGCAGATGCGAAATATGGTTTTGCTTCTGATATGGTTACTTACGGAATCGTAAACTCTGCTAACTAATCTTAGCTAACTTAAAATAATCGGGGAGGGGTATACGCTCCTCCCTTTTTTATAATTTTTAAAATAAAAATCTTATGAGCTGCGATTTAGCTAATGGTCGTCTTGAGGTATGTAAAACGGCAGTGGGTGGCATTGATGCTATCTATTTCGTAAACTTCGGCGATTACACAGGTATCACTTACGATGGTACAAATACAGACGTTATTGATTCCGTTGCTGGAGTTAGTACGTTGTTTAAATTCGAATTGAAAGGTACAAACTCTTTTGATCAGGTTGTAAACTCAAGCCGCGAAAACGGAACTACATTTGTTGAGCAAACTTTGACTTTCACTTTGAAGAACCAAGATATTACTACACACAAAATTGCGAAACTTTTTGCTTATGGCCGTCCGCATGTTGTGGTAAGATCTCGCAACGGATCTTATTTCTTTGCAGGTTTGGAGCATGGTATGGAAGTAACTACTGCTAACGTATCAAATGGCACCGCCATGGGAGACCTCAATGGTTACACTTTTACTATGGTCGGGCAAGAGAAACTGCTCGCCAATTTCATTGATGTTACTTCTGAAACTACTTTAGCTGCTGCGTTTGGTGCTGCAACTATTGACAATAACTAATATCAATCTACTACTTAGAAAAGGCTGCGCTTAGGGGTGGCCTTTTTTGCTTTCGTAACATTTTTATATAGTTATTTGTTACCAAAATTACACCCGCTCGTGTATAAAAAAGCTATTTTATTATGCATTAGCACCCGAATAGGTACAAAAAACACATTTTATTGTGCATAAGGGGTAAAAGTTGCCACTTAAAACGAATAAAAATGTAAAACCTTTAAGCGCAACAAAATCGAACTTATTTAGTTATGAAGATATGATTGTATTAACGACATCAAACTCAGCTCAAACATTTAATTTTATCCCCAGATTAGGAGGATACAATGCGATGCAGATAACGGATGAGATGGAAAACAAAACTACAAGCGTAGCGATTACCTCAAGCGTTGCAGGAGATTATAAACATTCCATTACGGCAACCTTTGATTTAGTAGAAGGCCGAAGCTATACGTTGGTATTGAAAAACGGATCTAATGTTTTGTACCGAGATAAGGTATATTGCACAGATTCGCCTTTAGCCAATTTTAGCGTTAATTACAATCAGTATACGGAGAACGTATCTAACAACGAATTTATCGTAATATGAGCAGTAACATACAATTTGTCAATTTAAGCCAGTACGAAGCTCCTGTAATAACGGAAAGCAAGCGAGATAACTGGGTAGAATTTGGAGGAGAAAATAATTACTTCCAATTTTTAATTGACAGATATAATCACAGTACAACCAACGCCGCAATTATCAACAACGTAACACGTTTAATTTATGGCAGAGGATTAGGAGTTTTAAACGCAGATAGAAAGCCAAATGAATACGCGCAAGTCAAAACCTTATTTCATGACGATTGCATCCGCAAAATCGTTATGGACCGCAAGCTATTGGGGCAATTCGCCTTACAAGTACACTATAACGCAAGCAAGTCCAAGGTACTCCGCGCATACCACATGCCTGTTAACCTCCTCAGAGCAGAAAAGTGCAACAAAGACGGAGAAATAGAGGGCTATTATTATTCTGATGATTGGACGGATACGCGCAAGTTTGAGCCTAAACGCATTCCGGCTTTCGGTTACGGCGGTAAGAATGAAGTGATTGAAATTCTTTATTCAAAGCCCTACACGGTAGGCATGAAATACTACGCTTATCCGGACTATCAGGGTTCGCTTCCCTATGCCCTTCTGGAGCAAAGATAAGT